AAGAACATGCACTGTCTCATCGAACTGAGGATAGATCAGTCCGCTGAGTGCACCCCATCTACCGAACACAAACCGCTCACGCATACTGCCTGTGTAGGTGGCGAGCATTCCACGGATGTAGTCCTGTCCCACATTGTCAACGTTCTCATACGTGCTGCCTTCGAACAACTCGATCAGCGGCACTGGCTTGTCATCAACCATGATGGGCTTGCCATCGTCATCGACTTCACACAACAGCTTCTCACTGAGGACACCGCGCTCAGTGAAATCATGCAGTGGCTTGACGATCTCTCGGTAGCACCAGTTGCGTGTCGGGTTGAGTGTGGCCATGAACCAGCGCGGTCCCACACGCGGCATACGCACATCGTCTCCAACATACTCTGTGTTGCCACGCAACCGCCCCATCAGGTCCATGAAGTCCTTGTGTGAGAACTCAGGGTCCTCTAGCTGATCCACTACGATCCAGTCGTAAGTAGCAGACAACAGGTTGGACTTGCTGTCCTCCGTCTGCTTTCCTTGCTGCGCGACGTAGCGAAAGTTCACGGTCGAGCCATTCTTGAGCAACAGCGTATTCTCGTCGCGACTTGGCATCCGCTTGATCCAGGGAGCAGGACACCACTGCAAGAACTCGCGGCGGATCGTATCGTTGAGTTTCGGGTAGGTTGACCGCGCGATCAGCCCATTGCACCCAGGATAATCCTTGCATAGCTTCAACGCCTTGATACAGGTCGCTGCTGTCTTGCCGTTGCCGAACCCACCACCGATGAACTGCACTTTCTTCATCGACTGGTGGAACCTGTCATGCATTCCACCTTCAACTATCTTGTATCGCTTGCTCATGTCGTCACTGCCTTCAGGTCAGTGCCAGACAATGCACGTGGCCAATAACGGGCACGGCGCAGCCACCCTCGCATCTTGGTTTGGTAACCAACTTGCTCGTGCATGAAAGCAAGTCCCGTGATTACCGGAAGGCTGCCTGTGAATGTTGCAGGCACGGCCTCCGTGCCATTGGTTGCCATGTCGGCTGCATTGGGCTGATACGCAATGGCACTCTTGAGAACAGCCCCAGGCACAGCCGAGACAGTGTAGCCACCCCACACACCCGTGCCCCCATTCACTATGCTGCCGTGTGTCGTATTGTCATTCTGTTGGATGTAGAGAGATATGAAGTTGTTGATGACATCCGACCCTATGAGTGACGCCACATGGTCATAGTAACCAGGCGTCTGGTTGTCATAGATAATCTCAGCTTGCAATGTTCCATACGACGCATTGAACCATGCACCGACCGGCACCGTCGCGACATCTGACGAACGCGTCACCGCAGCAGATGTCGTTGGAATGAGAGAGGTCTGGTAAGCACCGGCCTCCACCTGCATGCCCCACAACCAAACAGCGTCTACACCATTACCTGTCCAAGCACTGTTAACATCATTAATAACATGACCTACTCTTATGTTAGGAACGTATGGTGCTGCTGATCCAGCAGGCGTTGTTGCATTGATGGAGCAGCGATACCAACCGTTGCCGGCATTCTGTATTGCACCTGACCCATTGCCAGTTTGCTGCGCAACTGCGCCACTGGACAGATCGAAGACAGCAGCCTGTGCACCGCTGCCAAATCCTGTATTACCCAACTCCATATAGAATATGGGGCAACCCATGTTTTTCGCATAGGTCGAGAACGTATACGTCGTGCTGGACGCACCAGGGATGAATGTAAATGTCTGGTGCACACCATTCCACTGGCCAGGGATATATGCCTGTGCAGTGTTGGTGCCATCAAGGCCAGGGCCGACGTTGAATACAACGCCATCCTGTGACGACGTAGGAGGTTGTGCGGTGCCCCAGTTATTGCTTGGAACTGCAATGTTCGTCCGTGCCTCTTCGATCAGCAGTCCACGCAACACGTGCGATGCTGGATCGTAGTCCCACCTGGGTGCATTCGTAGCCGCAACCTGCATCCTGCCATTGGCATCGAAGTACGTTGCAGTGGATGCACGAGTGAATGTCACTCTTGGATCAAGTGCACCAGGAGACATGAAGTTCAGGTCTAGCGCAGGAGCCTCAAGTGCAACTGTAGTCACAGACTGCAATTCTGCATCAGACAATTGACGTGGCCAATAGCGGGCGTGGCGCGCCCATAGATTAAACTGCGGCTGATAATGCATTGCACCAGCAACCTGTAGGCTAGCGATCACTGGTAGAGATGTAGCAGGTCCAGCAATCAACGCTGCTAGTCCACCATCGTGTGCTGAATGCATCCACTGACCAAGCGCCCATGCACTTGCACCGCAATGCAGCACTCCGGCAGGATTAGGAATGTTATTCCAGCCGGTATACGTCACGCCAGATCCTGCCATCACTACAGCAGCCCCAGCTAATGATGGCGATGTCGGCGTTGAACCGGACGTAGTGGACTCATCCACATCGATGTAGTCCGTATTAGGATTTGCGCCGACTAACTGTATGGGTCCATTGAAACCTGGGACGACACCCTCGATGATATACTCAATCTGCATCGATCCCTTGGTCTGGTCGAACCACGCACTGACTGGCAGCGAGCACGCATCTGCTGCGCGTGTGACCGCTGCGGCTGTCGTCGGGATGTAGCTGGTGGCGAACGCGCCAGCTTCGAGTTGTCCGCCCCAGGCATAGATGGTCTGTGCCGGTGTGCCGGTTTGTCCGGCGTCTCGCAGATCGACGCCGATCTGGAAGTACCACGTCGCAGCGGTCAACGCTGGCGTCGTGAGGGTAAACCGCTGCCACGAGGTGGTTAATGTCGCCTGCAGCCGGTAATAGTTCACCGCGTCGGCCGTCGCCATGAGATACAGGCGCTCGCCGCCGACAGCGCCTTTCAAATAGACGCTGAGTGCGTAAGGGGTTGCGGTTGCGGTGACGCTCTGTGCCAGAGCATAGAACAAACCGCCGCTGACTGCAGGATACGCAACGCTGGCAGCGGTTTGCGTGCCATCCGGTGCGGCCGTCTGGTTGGCGATCCGCGTCGGTGGCGAGCTGCCCCACGCGGCATTCGATGCATCGGCGCTCTGTAGCCACTGGTTCGTCCGCGACTCCTCGATCAGCAATCCCTTCAGCGCATGCGTGACTGGATCGTAGTCCCAACGCGGTGCGTTCGCCGCAGCAGTCTGCAATGTGCCAGTGCTATCGAAGTACGTTGCTGTGCTACCACGCGTGAACACGATGCGTGGATCGAGCGTGCCCGGTTGCATGAAGTTCAGATCAAGCGATGCACCAGCGGGCACACCACCACCAGCAGCACTACCGCGCAGCATCTGCCTGCCAGGACGGCCCAGACCAAAGAACATCAGGCTACCATCTCTGCAATGTTCAACGAACCACCAGCGATATTCTGCACCACAGCAATGCGTTCGCCTGGATACACCCAGAAGTATTCAGGTATGCCAGCAGGCAACAGTATACTGACAGGACTAGCAGCCAGTGCGACTGGGTTCTGACCGAACGCGATCCAGCAATCAGCCGTGGCAACCACGCGCACATGCAGTGTGTTGTTCGGCACTGTGATCGGGACACCTTTCACTGGGCCATCTGCATAGCTACCCTGTGGCGAATACGTACTGAACGGTGCGCTCTGCACACTCCCACCACCAATCGCAATCGTCTGCGACAGTGCAGGTCTGGCAGCCTGAACGGTCAACCCATGCTGGTCTGTCTTGACTGTCACTTGTCCAACTCCATGTCGATCACTGGCATCTGCGCACCATCACGCCGCACTATCTCGATAACGAGACCACCATCCATGCGATGGCGATGCTCAACAACATCGCTGGGACGATGCCCACTGCGATCAAGAATATCTCTCGCCGCAGCCATGCGATCTGCGCGAGTGCCATCCTCCATCGCTCGAACCACAACCTGCGCTGCATTGCGCGCATTCTTGACGAATAGCTCGCGAACCACATTAGTCTCACTATCAAGCACTGTTCGCACGACTGCATCGTGCATTTGCATGTATGGGTCGCCCACCTTGATCCGACCAACTTGGTCAACAGTCATCCCCGTCGCGATTGCTATTTCCTCGTCATCCAGTCCGAACAGCGTATAACTCAGCACCACACTGATCGCATTCATCGTGCGTGGCACTTCAGGCAACTCACTCAGCTTCCTGCGCGTAGCAGCGACTATGCGCTGTGCCTCATCCTTAGTTGGGATCTCCACAAACCGTGGCGCATCAGGTCGATCTGCGTCTTGCACGCTGCCATCTGGCATGACAACGCGCCCATCAGCCAGCTTCAGTGGCGTGTCTCTACGCGGTAGCGGCATTACGGGAACCTCGCCACTGGTGCAGGAACTCTAACTTTCGGCTTTGGTATGAAGTTCACACCACCACCACCTGGGCGCAACGACAACGGCTGCGCCGGAGGCACACGCGGTGACGGACTGCGGAACGGCACATCAACGTTAGCCATGCCAGGAGCGGCAACACCTGACGAGTCAGGCAATGCAATAGGACCACTGGCAGGTGCAGTTGCACGCTGCATTGCTGTTTCCATGTCAGTCGGACCAGTGCCCGGTGCAGCAGGTGGTGTGCCGGGTGGTGGCAGTGCAGGACTACCAGCAGGAGGCGGTCCACCAGCAGGCGGTGGTAGTGCACCGGGTGGTGCAGGTAGTGCAGCGTTCGGTTGCCCAGGCAATGCAGCGCCAGGCACAGGAACACCGGGCTGCGGAGTGCCACCACCTGGGTTCAGTGACAGTGACAGGTTGGGATTACTGATCCTGTTCAGTATTGCACTGGCTAGTGCTCCACCACTACCAAGCAATGCAGTCAACCAACCACCTGCTCCAGTACCACCACCAGCGGGCGGTGCACTTGTATTCTGTGGCTGCCAGTCTGCTTCGTTCGTCGGACCTTTGCCGAGGTCCACCATCGGTGGATTGCTACCGCCCTCGACTTGCTTCGCTACACTGCCCCCGCCACCACCACCACGAGCAGCCATTGCAGCACGATCTTCAGCATCCGTTGCAGCAGTATCACTGCGCAGTCCACTAATCACCCCAGGATCACGTGCATTCGCTTCTAGTGCTCTACGCACATTCTCAGTCGAGGGCGTATATCCCCTCGCCTTGAGATAGTTTAATACTTGCGTGGTCGGGGACAGGGCATCCTGACCAGTCGTGTCCACATCCTGTGTCACCGGAGCAGTCCCTTCCGGCGGCATCACTTGCTGCGGTCGTATCGGCAACCGTGCCATCACATCCCCCTATTGCCGAGGATAGCATGTGCGATGCTAGTTGCAGCAGCCACATGGTGTGCATCTGGTGGCATCCCTTGTCCAGCTACAGGGTTCCCAGTCGGTGGTGCAATGCGCGGTGTAGGTCGTTGCACTGGTGCTCGGGCTTGGTTCTGTGGCATTGCATCGAGCTTCTGATCCTGTGGACTGCCTTCCTTAATCCCAGCAGCTTTATCGCGTGCCATGTCAGCAGGACTTGGCTTCGGTGGCGACAGGTTCTTGCGCCCAGGTGTGCTATCACCCAATGACGTTCTAATCTCGGGACCGTAATCTCCACGTGCCATCAGTATGCTCCCCCTGCTACCTGTTGCTTGCCACCACCACCATTGCCACTGAGGTCGGCTGGATACGATGCAGGGTAGGTATTGCGGGTGAGCAGTGCTTGAAACGCAACCAGATCATTCGCCACTGTGGGTCTGTTCACCACGTTGATAGTTTCAATCGGTATCAATCCACCGGGGCTACCCTGATCCCACTTTACTTGCTTTTTGGTCCTGAGTGCTGTGCCACCAACAGCAGCACCAAGTAATGCATACAACAACTGCGTGACGCCCATAGTCATACCGCCATTACGCAGCATCTTCGCAATGCGATCGTCACCCTGCTGCACACCATTCATGGCCACATAGCCACTGGTCGCATCAGCATTCGCAGCACCGACACCGAGCGTATTGGTATACCCGGTGAACGGCACATGACCAGCAGTCCCAATGCCATACGTCGCCATCTTCACTCTCCATCTGATTTGGGGCCACATACCGTCACACCTACGCCACAGCAATGCAACCGCCATTCCACATCTACCACTAGATAATAAATCCCCCGACTATATACACATACACGCAATTGTCTGGGGGGTTGATCCGGGGTAGTGTCCAACCCGCGCGCGCACGTCGGCGTCACTTGTGATACCCCTGTTTGGGGAATGCGATCGGGGAGCAGGGGGGTGGCTGACTGTATACACACATGCGAGTACTCACACACGTATACACAAATGTATGACGCGCACGTGTAGCTATGAATGACACTACGTGCCACGCGTAGATACAAGTGTGGGGACGCGCATGAAACCGCACACAGGTCAACCCCTGTGTATACGCTCGTATCCACACCGCAACATCGGATTACAGCTGACTATCTAGCTATGCATTCGTATATACAATCGGTCGTAATTCAGCGTATGTGTATATACGCCTAGAACCGTCTAGGATGCGCTCACACGTGTCTGCAATTTACCCCTAGTCAAACTACCTTGGCCTAGACATGGCACTGTAGCCTCACCGTAGGCTGTTCTAGGCTATGGTGTGTATATACAATCTACCGTAATGATACGCTAGCGATGCACTAGATGTAGTAGCCATGTCACAGTCAGCCATAGTGCAATGCATTGCGCTGTCGTATCCTACACGTGTTGCACATTCTACCGTATCGATCCTTGCGTTACGCTGTTCTACGCCATTTGACATAAGCTTCCGGTTGTGTCATAATGTGTATAGTTAGTCAGGTTGTCTGACTAGCGCATTGCCAATCGAAACGATCTGGCACTACTGGAGACTAAGAACATGGCTATCGCTCGCAAGGCTAAGGCAACCAAGGTTGTCCTGTCCGAGACTACTGCAATCGTCGCCGCGAACATCGGCGACAACTCAGGCATCAGCGGACACGTGTTACCGATGCCGGAGGACACGCATCGTGAGATTGAGGCGACACTAATCGCTATCGCTACCAGTGAGGCTGCAATCGACTATGCCCGACAGAAGCTTGCACACCTGCTGTCCGACAGACACGAACAACTGGTAGCTACCAAGCCTGCTGGCACGATACCTTTCGCCCATGACTTGGCCATCAATGCGACAACGTTTGCTTCCTACCTGGACGCACTGGTGACTGAGTTTACACTTGCCGATGCCGAGACGCTCAAGGCGCAATCTGCGCAGGAACAGCAGAAGCATCGCAACAAGTTGGGTGCAAGGCTGGCGCGTGCACTGCGGTTGTTCGCTAACCTGTCATGGTTCAAGGCGAACAATCCTTCCGCCATCTGTCAGTGGGACTACGACATCTCACGTTGGCGCGTGGCTCCGCAGGCATTCGTCACTGCTGGCTACTCTGCTGGTGGCGACTTGCTGAAGCTGAAGGATCAGACAACCGATGTCCTGTCGGTTGTCATGGAACATGATGACGCGAAATCCTACTACTTCATCATGAAGCAACGCAGTGCGCCTACTGTCATCAACCTGTCGCTTGAACAGTTCAACTACGCCATCGCCTCACAGATTAAGGCTGGCGCGAACCCAACAGTGGACACGTCAACGAACGAACCGACCGCAGCACGCGCTACCCGTGCGGCTCGACAAGCCGGCACGACTGCGGCCAAGGATGCGCCAGACGTTGCGACTGAGGACAGTGACACGCCTGAGGCAACCGCTCCGAGTGCGCAAGGCGATCGCGCATTCTACGTCGGACAGTTGCTCAAGTTGCTGGTTGCTGTCGAGAAGTTGCTCGAGCACGACGAACTACAGGACATGTCATGGTCCGACATGACGAAGGGCGCAACCAATGGCATAACCGCCATCACCATGATGGTTGACCGCATGAATAAGCGGGCAGGTGACAAGTCAACCGACAAGCCTGCCGCACGTAAGCAGGCGGCTTGATCTAGCCTAGCCTAACCTACCCCGTGGCCAGCAATGGTCACGGGGTTTTTTTGTGTCTAGTCCACACCATATATATATACTGCACTTGGCCGACTCACTCGCCTCGCTGTCAGCAATGGCAGCGAGGTTTTTTTGTGTCTGCATTCTAACCAACTATGCGATCGACAAATTCCCAGCGCAAAACGTATT